CTTTTTAATTTTATTCGGATAGACCTATTACTTGCTTCATGCTATCGCCCTCCCTCTGACTTGGTGAAAATATTGGCATCACCTTTAAAATAGCAGTATTCGCCGCCTCGCATTTCGCGAATTGCTGGATCCTCGCTGGGGTAAGTCCATGTGTTACCGTTTTTAAATACGTTTTGTTGACGGTAAGCGATCAATGCTTCTTTTGCCGGCAGGGTGTAAACTGCCAGTTCGGAAATTTCGCCTTGCTCGTCTAGTAACATTATTGTTGTTATCGCTATTCCTCCTTTACCCCAACACCCTACGCCAAATCCAGGTTCAACTTCCTTGGCGTCTGCAATGTAAATACCACCCTCATTAAAAACCCTTCCGTATTCGTCGATTGTCATTTCAATACCTTTTTTGTTGTGGTCAAGTATTGCCTTGTCGTCTTTCTCGGTTAATCCTTTAACTGCGTAAATATTCATATAATCATCCTCCTTAGGTTTTACCTCAACGTCGTGCGCTCAGGTAAAACCTAACACGAGGTTAGGCGTTTCCGTTGACGTACTTGTCGAGCACATCGTTGACCAAGACCATGCCTTGAATAAATGCTAGTCTTAATTCCTTGGTCTTGTAAATGTCTGCCCATAACTGACCTGACTCAACTCTCTTGACAACGCTCTTATTTGCTTCAATTTCTTTTTGTAGGTATTCTCTTTCCTGCTTAGTCATGCTCATTACCTCCCATTTAAGTTTTATCAAAATTCCCTCGTCGAAGGCGTTTGGATAAAACCTAAACTTCCATGCTTCCCCTTTTCTGCACCTCTAGTCGCGTTCGCTTCGGGTCCAGTGTTCGCTCGCCTTGGCCTGCATCATGCAGACTAGACCAGTTCGCGCTGTGGGGTTTTTGTTATTCTTTTCTGCTTGTGGGGTGCGCTTTGTCTGTCATCCTCAGAGCAGGTAGACAAGCTCCTGCTGACCGGGCGAACCCGGTTTCGACTATGCTTCCAGTCTTACAAAAGTTCCGATTTCCATGTAGCGGTAGAGTTCGCTTCTTCTGAAACTGACCAACTTTCCAGTGATTGTCATGTGTGTGTAGATTCTATCAAAACCGCTGCCTATGATTTCGTACTCGAAACTTCCAAGTCTGAATCTGTTTCTCATGCGTGTATCCCCCCTTATTTAGTTTTTTTTTGTGTTGCTGTTTTCCATGTGCTTAGTATAGCTTACCTGCTGGTAGTTGTCAATAGTTTATTTCAATTATTTTTAGTTTATTTTTAGCTATGAAAAAAGCCGCTTATTTCGCGGCCTCAGCTAGAAAATATTGCAGGTCTTTTTCGTATACTCTATAGTATTTTCCCAATTTAACCGCAGGAAGTTTTTTAGTTCTAATCAACTTCCATATATATTCCTTCGGCAAACTGAGGTATTCGGAAACCTGATCAGTTGTATATAGTTTATCCATATTATCCAATATTTCTTTCTCCTCTCACATAATATTTGTGGAACATTTCCTTTTCAACTTCATTTCTAAACCTAAAAGTTTTATATAATTCTTCTGGTTTATGTTTGCATACTCCTCTATTAAGGCTATTGATAACAGGCCGTACATTTAATAAATTGCTCTTCCTGTTATTAAAAGTATTTCTGTCTAAGTGATCGGTAACATTAGGTTTTTTAGGTTTTCCAACCACCAACCAGTGAGCCATAAAATTCTTTTTCCTTATACGAGTGTATAAATATTTTCCCGTTGTCCACCACTTATGTTTTAATAGTTCGTCATACATGTCTAAGTCAAAGTAAAATATATTTCCTTTCTTAGATATTACTATACAGCAATCACCTATTTTTAAAACAGCACTTATTCTGCATCACTCCTTTTAATTGTTAGCTATAGTTTATCATAGTTGTTTGCAGTAGTCAATAATGGATACCCACACAAATTTATTGAACGCTACCATAGAAGAAACACGCAAAATAGCCGGAAATGTGCTTGTAGTGGTCATACGCAAAATGTAGGTACAAACATACCTGCAATGTGTTTTGCGTGCCTGCATGGGGACTGTGGCGAAGCTGTTTTTGTTGTGGAGGGTGCGGAAAAGAGAAAAACCGCTGTGTTAGCGGTTTAGTAAAGTCCTTATCAATTCTGATACGTTCATGCCTTGGTCATCAGCAATTTTTTGTAGTCCTGCCCATTCTTCGTTGTTTGCCTTAAAGGAGCGATTCTTCCTGACTCCTCCTGCCGGTGCTTTCCGTCCTGAATTTTCGCGCTTACCGCCCTTGTCTGCCATGTGTGCCTACCTCCTGTTTAATGCGGTTTCGTATTCTTCAACAGTTCCTAAAAAGTTAGTTTTGCCGATACGGTTATAGTTGCCGGTTTTGTCAGCGCGGAAAATGGTAAAAGTTTTGTCGCTGTTTTGTTCAACGGTAAAATCCTTAATTTCAACTTCGGTAACAAAATCCATGTAGTGATTATTTGCTAGTTCCATAACTGCATCATCAGTAGTCCAACCGTAGTCCTCGCGTACTTCTTCCATGTCCATCGACAGCAGGTCAACCAGTACGAAGTTAGCATCTTCCATAGTGTTTATTTTGTTGCCGTTAGCGATAATGCTTTCAATTCTCTTGCAGGATGCAGTTGTTTCGTTCTTGTTGCACATTTTATTCATCGGGCAGGTTTCGCAAAGTCTTTCAGGGTTTACTTTTGTTATTTTCATTTTATTTCCTCCTTCTATTCTGTCAGGACGTTTTCAATATACTATCAAATATATTTTCTATTGTCAACACATTTTCAATATTTATTTTTCACACTGAATGTGGTATACTTGTACCGTATACAGTAGGAGGCGAGGACGTGAAGTATATTGTGAGTTTTTCAACGGGTAAAGACTCAGTTGTACTGCTGCTAGACGCTATACATAAATATGGACGCAAAAATATATTAGCAGTGTTTGCAGATACGGGCGCAGAGTTCCCGGAAACATTCGAGTATCTATCTTATATGGAAAAGAGACTCAATGTTAAAATACATGTGGCGAAAAATAGGAAGTGGGATTTCTTTTCCTACTCGCGCAGCAGGTGCAAAATGCCAGACAGCAAGAACAGGTTTTGCACTCAGTTATTGAAACTAGACCCTATATCGGTATGGATAACCGCGAACGCAAACAGGAAAACCGATATTATTTTGACGGGCGAACGCAGGGAAGAAAGTAAAAGGCGTTCGTTATATGAAAAACAGTATTACAACAAAAAAATGCGGATGCAGGGTATTCGACCATTACTAGAAGTGACCACCAAGTCTATTTTTGCAGAGATTCGCAGAGCAGGACTTTTGCCGCATCCCATCTATTCAATATGGGATAGACTAGGTTGTTACTGTTGCGTTTTCAACACTGTGGACGAGTGGAAACAGTTAGAAAAGCATCATCCGCTTTTGTTCAAGAAAATTGCAGACTTTGAAGAAGAAATAGGATACACGGTGAAAAAAGGTATTAGTTTACGTCAGTTAGTTGGCTGATAACAGGAGAAAACGGAAAGTTTTGCTTGTTTTCGGGGTTTGTACGTGATAGAATGGTATAGTGGGAATTTTAGACCATGTTTTTTTATTTGCGTTTACCTACTGTTTTGAGTAGGAGAATACTGATTATGGGGCATCCACTGAGGGTGCTTTTGTTTTTGGTGAGATAGTCCTGATCAGACGAATAGCGCAGCTTTCTCCGGCTGCGTTGACTCACTTGTATTTAAGCAGGAGAAAAATAACCATAGGAGAGTGGTAATAATGCTATATGGTATGTTTGGCGAGTCTAAAATCATGGCTTCGCCAGGTAAAACTGCTATCTGTCCGACTTGTGGTGATATTTTGGTCCCTAAATGCGGTAAAATAAATATCTGGCATTGGGCGCACACAAGTAAAGAGGTGTGTGATAGCTGGAGCGAATCAGAGGGGCAATGGCATAGAGCATGGAAAGAGCTTGCGCCAGCAGCTAGCTGTGAAGTCGTTATGGGCAGACATAGGGCAGATATAGTAAATAGAAATGGAATTGTTATTGAACTGCAACATTCTCCCTTAAAGCCTGATGAAATCAGGGATAGAGAGGATTTTCATAAGCGCATGATATGGCTTTTTGATGTTACCGATTGTGTCCAAAACATTGAATGGAAATATAACGTAAAGGGTTATGTTACGTTTAGGTGGAAGCGACCACGAAAACATATATTACACGCAAGCAAGTCGAGGTTTTTGGATCTCGGTGATTTTATTTTGGACGTTCGGAAGATGTATGAAAAGCCTTGTGGTGGTTGGGGTTATCCGCTAGACCCAAAACAATTTATTGAGAAGTATTTTCTATTCAAATGAACAATACAATTGAAGCTCAGGTTGTTGTTAGTAGGGAAAAAAGCCGCAAAGGTGACTATGTAACGATAACCGAAAAGGAAACTGGGGAGATTTTAAGCACACACTGGGAAATAAAGATGAAAAACCCCCCAGGCAAGAAACCATGCAAGGTAAAACAGCCGCCATATGCGAAAATGTGGATGCCAAACTTAATTAAATTAGTCTTAGATAAGAAATTGAGTAGTGCTGAAAAGGCACTTCTTTTTGATTTACTGGCATTTCTGGACTGGCAAAGCACAATGTTAGTCCATCCGCTGACTGGTAAGCCGGTGAACGAGTCGGGTATAGCAGATGTGCTGAAGATGAACAGAAGTCACGTTCACGACACTTTAAAAAGTCTGAATGAAAAAGGGATAATAGGAAAGTTTAACGCTGGCAAGGGTAAGCCGTGTAAATATCACATGAACTATCATTTATTTCACTACGGCGAGAAAATGAACGATATTCTTGATATTTGCAGGTTTGACGGTGACTGTGCACATGAGCCACCAGTCAAAGTTGAGTTTGAAGTTGAAAAAGACAGCAAGAAGATGATTCGCAGAGATTTAACCGCAGAAATGGGAGTTAAACGAAATAAATGACCTGTATGGAAAACCATACAACACCTGTATGGTTTTCCATACAACTTTGACCCCTCTAGCCGTTGAATTTACTAGCAGCTTGTTTTTGATGTTTGTTATCGTAAAAGTAACTCAATGTTTTGGTTCCTTGTTTGGAGGTGTGAAGTTGTGGAAGGTTTAGGATTGATGTTCGCAACATTGTATCGACTGGCAATAGTCGGGATTGTCTTTGTTGTGATGACAATACTTAGTTTGCTGGGGTTTGGCGGTTATTGGTTATGTAGATTGTTGTTTTAGTTTGGTAAATAGTAGTTTATTGTATCTTACATAGGAATATCTAATTAAATTGAGGTGAAATATAAATGAGCGACCATGACAAATCTGTCCAAGCTAAAAGAGAAGCGTTTTTGGCCGCATATGCAGAAGTGGGGACTGTTACGCATGCAGCCGAATTAGCCGGAATTAGCCGGACTTCTCACTATCAATGGATGGAAAACCCGGAATACGTGGAAAAATTCCGCGAAGCTGAAAAACAAGCCTGTGACCGACTAGAGCAGGAAGTCAGACGCAGAGCAGTAGAAGGAGTTCTGGAGCCGGTATTTTACCAGGGAGAGCAATGCGGAACGGTCCGCAAATACTCAGATACATTACTTATCTTCGCTACAAAAGGAGCTTTGCCGCAGAAGTATCGGGAAAACGTATCCATGGAGCTGACAGGCGCGGATGGTGGACCTGTAGACGTTCGCATTGCTGGGATGTCGGATGCGGAGCTAGAGCAGTTGTTGGAGGATTAGACTTAGCCCAAAACATGGACATGATCCGATAATAAATATTATGTAAACTAGCAAGAAACCTTGTAACGTGCGTCGTTGCTGGGTTCCTCTATTTGCCGGCACTATTGCAGGTACAAAAACGCCATTTGTCCGTCACTCATGGACATTTCATCGTACCTGCTCACCTTCACAGGCGCAGGGTTGTGATACTGTATTGTACGCACAGAGCGCAGCGCATACACGAGCAGGAGAGCGAGCGCACGTATTTAGATAGGAGATTCGCCAAAAAGAGGGGGTGGGGGTCAAGCACCCCCGGTATGGATTGGTGGGACTCCGGCGGCGGGTACCTGTACCTTGTTCTATCACTAGACAGACAGTTACAACTTTTCCATAATCACCAAAACTTCATAAATCATATCATCAAAGGTTGTCAACTATGAAAAGTAACATTAAGGCATGTGGGGTGAGGTTGGAATAATTGAGTTAACTGAATTATAACTATCACCATCCATCGACATATCATTTTTCACAATTTTCATAAAGTCTATCATGTTTTATTAAACAAACATCAGCAAATCACATTTTAACCGAGGACGGTGTAAATAATGACAGAACAAATTAAAAAGTTATCAGACGAGGAATATGTAGACGCTTTTATAAAGTTTAAACATGAGACTATTGCTAATGCAACCGCCGCTATCGTTAAGAAAACTCAGGAACTATTTGCGGCAGGTAAAATTGGTTCTATTGTTGGTAAGGAATTGGACACTCGCCCCATATGTCCTGACTGTAAGACCATCATGGTTAAAACTCACATTGAGTTAAGTGACGGTAGTGGTTGGTTCTCTGGTTGGGGTTGTGATTGTAAATATGAACCAAAAAGTTAAACGTATATTTCCCGGCCCCGTCAATGGACTAATTAATTGGATGGAGGAATTGAAATGAATTTTCCCAATGAATTAAAAAGTTGTAGTAACATGCCGATGAATGAACCTGTATGCGCTAGGGAGTTAACCCCACTAGAAAGCATAATGGGGGCAATAACCCAATCTGTGCATGAAAACAGCAATGCCATTTCTTTGCTCGAAGGAATTGTGCGGAAACCATATCCTGTTTCGTGCGAAGGTAAAGGTTCAACAAATAACGATGTTACGCTGTATGAAAAATTATATACTTTAGCAGGAATTATAGTAGACAACAATAAGGCATTATACGACCTATCCGACAGACTTAAAAACGAAATCGGAGAATTTAAAATAATCTAGTCACAGTAAGGTGATCTTATGACCGAACAGCAGGAAAAAAAGAAACTATCAGCTCAGAAGTTAAGGGAAAAAGCGGCAGCAAAAGTTGAGTTAGAATATCGTAAATCCTCTAAGAGTGTAGAGTATTTCATAGATAAGTACGCTTATATTGAGGATAGAGACGTTCCTGACTTAGTTGCTAAACTCAACCTATGGGACGGTCAGAAGGAAGCGTTAAGGAAGATTATTGACAGTAAGTTATCAATTATCCTTAAAGCGCGGCAGTTAGGTTTTACTTGGTTATCTCTTATCTATGGATTGCACGGGGTTATATTCCGACCTGGATATTCTGTTGTTGCTCTGTCTAAGAGGGAAGAGGATGCTAAGGAACTTGTCAGGCGTATTTGCTTTATTCTGAGGTATCTACCTTCATGGATGATTCGTCACGTTAAGGGTACTCCGAAGCAATATCCTAACCCTACGTGGGATTCAACGGTATTGTCAGTTACTATCTATCATAAAGGCAAGGAACCTGCTGTTTTTAACGCTATGTCTGCCGGTCCTGATAGTGGACGCTCTTTCACCGCTAACCTTGTAATACTTGACGAATGGGCGTTTCAGATGTTCGCTAGAGATATTTGGTCTGCTGCTTATCCGACTATTAACCGTCCTACTGGTGGGCAGGTTATTGGGTTGTCTACCGCTAAAAAAGGTACCTTATTTGAGGAAATATTTTGGAAGGCGTACAACGGAGAGAATACGTTTACGCCTATATTTATGCCTTGGAGTACCGACCCTAGACGTACCCAGGAGTGGTATGAGCAGGTTAAAAAAGACTTACCTCATAGTTACATGGCAGAGTATCCAGCAACTCCAGAAGAGGCGTTTACTGCCGGTGAAGGGCAGTTCTTCAAAGAGTTTCGTCGTGATGTACATGTCGTTAAACCTTTTAAGATACCGTCCTGGTGGAAAAGGTTCTGCTCGTTGGACTATGGACTTGATATGTGTTCATGTCACTGGTGGGCAGTATCGCCGGAAGGTATTATGTACGCTTATCGTGAGTTATATCAACCCAACTTAACCCTTAGTCAAGCGGCGAAAAAGATTATCTCTATGACACCCAAAGACGAGAAAATTAGTTATACGGTTGCTTCTCCCGACCTGTGGAATAGGCGACAGGAAACAGGGACAAGTGGCAGGGAGATAATGAATCGTGCCGGACTTAATAACCTTCGCAAAGCAAAGCATGACCGTGTTGCAGGTTGGAGGGCATTAAGGGAATATTTGTTGGTTAGAGAGGAAAAGCAGGACGTTATTACTGATGAAGGTATTAATGCGGTTACTGTGCTTACTTCAAGATTAAAGATATTTGATAACTGTAAGAATGCTATAAGATGCCTGCCTCTATTGGAGCATGATAAGAACAATCCAGAAGATGCGTCAGATACGCCACATGAGGTCACACATTCACCGGAAGAATTTAGGTATTCGGTAATGTCAAGACCTCCCATTTCTAAAGATGATAAGTATTCGTTCCCCGATGACATGTCTTTATCTGAGCAGTCAGCGGTTTTAAATAATATTGCGTTTGAGAAAGAATATGAGAAGTTACAGGAATATATCGTGGGTTTTTAAGGAGGAATATATATGTTTAATAAATTAATGTGGTATGTAAAACAGATTTTACCGCTTAAATACAAAACAGTATATAAGGAAAATAATGTATGGCACTTTGCCGAATGGAGAATGTTTTTCGGAAGGTGCTTTTTTATTAAAGACATTAAGTTAGACTATTAAAGGTGTGATTAAATGGACTGGAAAAAACCATTTCGTGCGTTAAAAAAGAAGGTGAAAGAAATAGTAGTACCTGCCGTAGAATACGATCAAGAGACACTTGACTTACTGAAATACTGGCAAGATCAGTTTGAGGTTGACCGTTTCGCTAAGAAAAAATACGATATTCTCATGGATTCATGGGAAAATATGTATAACGGTAATCGTGAATTTGAGAACGTCAATAATCGGCAAGATAGGGAAGCAAGAACGGTTGTTAACTTCCCTCGCTTAATCATAGAAGCACTTATTGATATGACTATTCCCGACCATGACTTCAAACCTG